TATTATGGACACCGATATAGGAATCTTTGATGATTTGTTTCAGACGGTTGAAATCATCTTCATCAAGAGATTCTTCTGTTTCAAATGCGCCTTCTATTCTTCCATTGTTAGCGAAGACTGCGTTTTCATAAATATTCATTTGTTGATTGATATTGAATTCAGGAATAACAGCGGCAAGAGGACCAAATCCATAGCGGTAAAGAGATGCTTTAGGGCTTGCCATTTTGAAATGAATGATTTGATCTTCTCTGAATATTACAGGTTTGCCAATAGCCTTATTTTGATATTCGTAGGCAGCAACGTATTTTTCTTTATCTATAATGGGTCGAATTGTATCAGGAGGGATAGGCCATATTTCTCTTGGAAGACCCCAAACTTGATCAGTGACAAGATACCAAAAGGCATTTCCTGTCAATTCTTGATGAAGTTGGGTAGTTTCCCAAAGATCAAAGCCATTTATATACTTGTTTACTTCTTGAAGAGTGTACAGAAGTGGATGATCAAGAACCTCGTCAAATTCTAACGCTTTGCGGACTGAAGCAAGCTTTCTGAGATGAGGTTGAGATTTGATCCAAAATTTTGTTTCTGGATCTACAACTTCAGTTTCAAATATCTTAGATCTCCCCTTTCCTTTTCCACGAGCAACATAAAGCCTAAGGGTTGCCTGTGCTACAGAAGTTGCATTTCTATTCGCATAGATATAGACAAGCGATCTGTAGGAATTTAAAAGAGAAGTAAAGTCTTGTTCTGCAAATGTTCCTCTCCCATTATTAAAACCGAAAGGAAGAGAATTGCGAGTGAAATCGTTCCCTGATTGCTTCGGACGTTTATATTTCTGTCCTAAATGGTCATATAGCAAGAGATCATTACTCACTAGGTTTCTCGCTTGTAGACGTAAGTTTAGAGATAATATCTTTGATATTTGTGCTACCGCCAGTGAGTTCTAACCATTTTTGAACTTGTTTCCCGCCGATCAGGAACATGGTGAGGTACATAACACCAGAAGGAATATCAGCGAGTGTTGGACCTTTTATAGAAACAATTCCCCATACAATAGCGACAACTACTATCCAAAGAAACATTATCACTCTGTAAGAAGAATTGTTTCCGCTATCATCTTGAAATGTGTTAGAGGGCATGAGATTACTTCCTTGCCTGCGTTTGTGCTCCCAGAGCCTCAGCAATGGCCTTCAGAATGGCATTACGGATACCAACGAGATCATCTTCAGAAGTTGCAGCCGCACAAGATGCTGTCAAGAAGATATTTGCATCGTCCAGTATCTTCTGTGCTTTAGTGAAATTACTGTTCGGATTGAGATATTTTGCAAAATAGAGGGAGATTTGGGCGGTTTGAAGGGATGCTTGAATATCTGAGCATCCTGCTTGAACTTTATCGGTAGGGGTGGCATTATCAGGAAGATTTGTAAGAGAACAACCAGAAAGGCAAAGACAGAGAACAACAAAAATAGATGCAATTCTTTTCATGATGATATCCTTTTATCTAAATTTACTAAATATTCTGTCAACTAGCATAGATATTGAAGAACATGTCTTAGGTTCTTCAACCATACCTATTGCTCTTCCAATACGAATCGATTCTTTTTGGATTTTACAAACAAGGGTGAGTTGTTCTTGGGATAACTCAGGCATTTTGCCAAGATGACGTGATATTCTGAATATCACCATGACCGCATTACGAATATCATGCTGTTGATCTTCGGTCATGACTTTTACCTCTTTTATAGAAATCTGATATTAGGTACTTTCTTATTAGGAGGAGCGAAGGTTAGAGCAAGGGCCATGAGTTCATCTGGTGAATATTGTAATATTTCTACAATTTTTTCTTTACTCATAACTTTGATTCGCCCTGTCATTTCGTCTTCTTTGTAATCCAATACACCAAGCTGATCTAGAAGCCGCTCATCTGGAGGAAGAGTGGAAGATAGATCGTTCATCAACCACTCACGAACACTCCATAGAATCTGATCTCTCATGCGGTAAGGAAAAATCAATGCGTTTTTGTTTTGTTTATTTCCAGGTTCTATAAGTTCCTTGGTAGGAGATTCTTGCATCATAATACGATATGCGCGAATACCCATCTTTTTTAATTTCGGCGCTGCTGATGCCCCTACTCCTGTACTATCAGCGTTAACATATAATGCATTATGTTCCTTTGCTATATTCGCGCATTTATCAACAGAAGCATCTACGTTTACGCCTTTCCATTTTTTTAATGGGGCAATCCATCCGCCATAACGTAAGCAAATACAATTTGAATCTTCACCGGTATCCGCAATATCATGACCAATTATAGGTCTTACAAGCTTAGGGGGTTCATAACCATTTTGAGCAACCCACATATCCCATCTTGATCTTGCCTCATTAATGTATCTCTCAGGGATTAGTTGATTGCTTCCTCTGCTTGGGTATCTGCCTAATACCATATAATACAGTTCTGAACACCCTTCAATTACTCTTCTGTATCCAGGAGGTAAGGGAGGAAATTTGTTTCCTTTCCCATCTACTGCCGAGACACCTTCTAGGAAATGAGGAAGTTCAAAACAATTATCATCTGGTATTTCTGAAGGCATTAACGGAACTGACATTTCATTAAGGCGTTTTACGGTTGTGTCTCTAGTGACTGCGCCAGGGATTAAGTTTTTGCCGGTCACCACATTAGGATGATTAAAAGCTGACATTTCAACTACATTGCCAATCCCTTTCTTGATCATCTGATATACCTTTCCAGATGGTCTTCTAGGATTGAACATAATGAGCATTCTTGCATGTCCACCAGACATACAACTCTCTATACCACGGTAACACTCATCTGGTATAGCATCTCCTTCATCCAAGATGAATAGAAGATTTTCGGCATGCTTTCCACTGAACTTCGCTTCCCTAGTTGCTTCAGTTCCTTGTGTTGGAATGGTTAGACCAGCAATAAATGAATCTGTTTTTAGTTTATTGTTCCATTCAGCAGCACGAGTTATTTGTAAATCATTTATGATCTCACTTTGGAAAAGCTTTGGCTTGTTTGCAATCTGATGTGATATTTTGCTCCAGAGTATATTTTTCAGGTTACTCTCTGGAGGCGCGGCCGCTACAAATACTTGAGCATTATTAAAACACTTATAGAACCATAGAGCTACACCAGCGGAACCGAAGCTTTTTCCTGTTGCATTTGCGGAAATACATATGGTAATTCGGTTATCTCTAACCGAATTCATCATTCTTTCTATATCTTCTGTTATATGTTGTCCTAATTCACGAGTCCAAAATTCTACAGGATTATTCTGATATGCAAGAAGGCGATTCTGTCCCAACCAAAGATTAATATCTTCTTCAGAAAACAGAGATCTTATACTACTGGTTATTTGTTTAGATGTCTCATTGGGGCAATCTATCTTAAGAGGTAGTCCTGTATCTTCTATCTTCTCTTTTATGGAAGATTTCTTACGTCTCGTGAATTTTGGTTTTACATCCGACATAAAGACCTAACTATTGAATTGTTTGACCATCAGATTCGGTATTTTTGAACTGTTTTATGAGTTCAAGTTTAACAACACTCTGAAGCTCAGGAGGAAGGGCTTTGATAAGGGAATCCATTGTAACGCCAGAAGAGCGTTTTTGAGAGTTATCCTTCTCAAACAGACCAAAATATTTGGCAAGAGAGTCTAACGCCTGATTTTTAGCATTTACTTTGACTTTCTTTATGTAAGTTTTGTTTTTTTCTTTATCTCTTTCAAATATTACCTCTGTAATAGCTGCACTTGCATCTGTAAGGTTCAATCCATCTACATTTAATTCAGATGCAGTTTTCCATCGTATCGAACCATCAGAGAGTTCAATATAATATTTCGTAATATCTGAAAATGCTAGACGGGAATATTCACGCAGGACTTTTTCTTTGGTAATATCCAATTTGTTCAGATATTTCTGTCTCTGTTTCTCAATTATCTCCTGAACAACAGGATCTTCAAGATATTCTGGACCTACTTTCTTTGCTTCAGTCGGGACATGCCCACATCTGATAGCAGCCTTGACAGGATCAAGATCAACCAAATATTCATAAGCAAAGCGTTCTGACTTGGCATCTATTTTCTTCATATTACACCTGTATAAATTAGAAAATCCCATAGGACTTGTTTTTGTGACAAGTCCTATGGGATCGGGAGAAGAGGGAACGATGGCTAGCATCTCACATTCTAAATATAGAATTACATATTGACATTAAATATGCTTCAAGCATATTTAATCGCCCCTAGTTTGTTTCTCCTTCGATTTTTCATTTCGTAAGTAGAATATTGCATTTCTTCCTTTTCCCATTTTTTGATCAAATTTTCATAAGTGTAGACGATATTACCATCAACGTACACAGGAAGGGGATGATCCTTATTTCCAGCTAATTTTATGGCCGTTGGAATGGATTTACCAATTCTAGCAGCAATATTTACCCACTTTCTGATTTCTCCGCTCTGAACTCTCCTGATTAATCCTCTATCAGCCAATTTCCCTTGAAAAGTTACAAAGGCATGCTCAAGCAGTTTTAGATATTCTCTCTTCTTTACATTCAAATCTTTCAGGAATTCATCAAATACAACTTTGTCATTCAATAGCTGGAATGGATCTGCGTATGATATTATTAATTGCTGATAGAGAACAGGAAGAGCACGAAAAGCCAAAGTCAGATCTTTCAACTTTACGAAATCCCTAATCCCTGTAGGAGGACAGAGTAATTCAGCTCCCTGCATAATATCAATTCGATAACAGTATTGCTCCTTACGATTACGAAATGGTGTAAAAACGAACCGATATGACTCCAAAGGCAGATATGGAGACTTAATATCGCTTTTAGAATAGGTTTCTATCCACTTTTCGAGCAAAATAAAGACATCATCTGACACCTTATCTGGCCACCGATTTGCTATCATTCCCATCTCCTCGTCAATATTGATAAAAACTACTAAATGAAAGTTAACTCTATATCTCAATTATTTCTATTATATAGCAGTTCTTTTGTTTTGGCGGATAAAAATTCATCGTCGGTTTTTAGAATTTCGTTGTACAATGAAATTAAGATGAAAAATTAACGGATATTACAGCTGAAAAGGAGGTCAATAGATGAAATTTCGGTGTATTTCGGGAGATAAAATAAGAAATATCGAAGGAATTAACATTATAGATGTGTTTTATAGGCTTTTTGGAACATCTGTCAATATCACAGCATATATTGATGGTGAAAGTGCAGAGATCAACAGTAACGGCAAGCAATATCACATAGAAAAAGGAGAATAGTGTTTATGGAGGGGTGTAAAGGGGGTTATGAGTTGTATCAGGTATGGACAGCATTTGGAATCGGGGGGATTCTGGGTGCTTTTAGCGCAATATTCATTGTTGGCCTGTTTCATATAAGAAAAACAGATAGAGAGGACATTCATGGGTCAGAATGACGGTTTTGAGGAAGAAAGTGTTAATATGGGTGCTAAAATAGCCGCTATAAGCATTCCTTTGGTTGTAATGGCTGTTAAAACACCAAATATCGACACTATAAACATGTTTATTGGTCTTCTTTCTCATTATTATGGGCAAATGATGGTAGCTATCGGGAAGGAAAATACGAAGAAAGTGTTTCAATATGTCGTAGAAATGTCATCTGAATTAGATATTAACGGGACTGTCCAATAGAATTGGAGGATAATATGAAAATAGAAGTAAAGGCTTTGGTTGTAAGAGATATTACAAGCGGATACATTAATGATATTATTCTTATTAGTGATATGTATGATGAAGTTGGTGTTGAATATAAACCAGATGATATAAAAGATTTTGCAACTCTAAAAGATGCAGTTGGTAAATGGTCCGAAGGAACTAGAAAGGACATTTATTTCAAATATCTGGAAGGTCAACCATTTGTTATTCATGGAGAGGCAAAAGATATTCCTTCTATTGGATATCTTAACGTAAGAATTGAAACCAAAACTATTGAATGGGAGTAAGGAATGGTTTATATAGGAGTTGTAGGAAGTAGGAGAAGAAATTCATATTCAGATATCAAAAAGATCTATGATGAACTTGATAAGAGAGTTGAAGAATACGGGATAGGAAATATTACACTTGTATCAGGGGGATGCAATAGAGGAGGAGATCGTTTCGCAGAATGGTATCAAAATGATGCCGGATTACCTAACCCTATGGTCATTCACTATCCAGACAAAACCAATCCTGTATATCTCGGAATGGTAAAACAAAACCATAGAGCGGCATATGCTATTATAGCATATGAGAGAAATACCCTTATAGCTAGAGATAGTGATGAACTGATTGCTCTTGTAGCCTCGGATCGTAAAGGAGGAACCGAAGATACTATCAGAAAATATCTGAAGTTCGGAAAAACAAAACTCACTTTACTTTAAGGAGAAATAATAATGAAAGAAGATATCGAAGTAGGAGTGAAACATATTGAAAATTTGGATCGTGAGAAGGTTATTGAAAGAAACAAGGCATGTTTCAAAAATGATAAGTACAAAAGATCCGAAGGTGATAGATATCTAGGCTGTATCAAATGCCTTGAGTTCGGATGGCATAAGGATATTACCGATCCAGAATCCGTTATATGTCCATTTTGCAAGGAGAAGTGATATGATATTTATCAGTGTTGAAATCTGGCCTTACGGGGATAAGGATAAAAGAAGAACTCTTGCAACTGCCGCTATTGCAAACGATGGAAGCGGAAACAAAACTATCGGTAACTACAATGCTGGATTCAGGATTGAAGACACTAAGAAAGTTAAAACATCCTCAGTGCTAGGCTTTCACCGCCTCAAGAAAGATGTTTGGGAACTAATAAGATTAGCTAATATCAAGGAGAAATAACATGAACTGTTCCTGCGATCATGGTAAATATCCATCATGCGAGTCATTTTGTAAGAAATGCGATATGAATAATGAAGGATTCTGCCAAGCAATTGATAAGTGGGTTTACGATACTTTCAATTGCCAAAATACATGCAGATATTTTAAAAGTCAGATTCCACATACCATGAAAGTTAAGTACGCAATTGGGCAGGATATGGGAATTGGAGATTGTTTCGCTATGTGGTGCGGCTCTACCACCAAACTAAGCGATCTTCTTACAGTAGATGGAAAGACTTACAATAGTGTGATTCTCCGCTATAATACGGATGGAAGTGCTGATGTGATATTTAAATGGTCTGATAAAGGATGGAAGGAAAATATCACATGACCAGGGTACATCGATTTCCATACAACTTCTTCATGAACAATCCTCCTCCTATTCCTCATAAAGGATGGACCTTACAAGCCTTCCAAGAGTATACAAGGACTGTTCTTGAGAGTGAGGGCTTTCGATTAGACAGAAAGGTAAAGTGTACTTGGGATATGAGAAACAGGATGATAGTATTTTGGCAGGAAGCTTGCGATTTGTTAGATAGTGCCAGCTTGAATTAAGGAGAATATTAAATGTCCATAGAATCAGAAGGTCTAAAAGTCAATCTTGTTCCTGGATCTTGGGTAGACAGAGAAGATGAATGGGTTGTGAAGTTTAATATCAAAGATGAGGAGGCAATAATATCTCTTGAAACCTTCTGTACTATCGCACTCCACTATCTATCAGGTGGAATGTCAGGATGGCAAGGTAAGACTCCTAAAGAGGTAGACAGGGTTATGGTAGAACTCTTCAAGGTGATGTGGAATGAGTATTATGACGAAGATCTTAGATTTCGGCTTAAGAAAGGATTTAAGGTATGTCCACATTCATAACATACGACAAGAATGATATCTCTTCCATAGTAGTTTGGAAGATTGATAGTGGTGAAATTAAAGTATCAGATTTTGCAATTTGCGACTATCAAGATGATTTTGAAAGATATCTGGAATTGTTTCATAGTAGATATCCAGATGCTGAATTTAGATCTAATTTGAATATGGAGGAATGTGATGCCTGATTTTAGAAATGCAAGAGTTGGCGATAGAGTGTATGTTACTGTTGGTCCTAAAACAGATAGTACTAATGGAACAATAACAGGAATATTTCCTAATTCAGTATTTCCTATTCAGGTAACATTAGATTTTGTTCCTAATATTACTTGTCACTTTCATATTGATGGATATTATCAAGATAATTATGATATGCCAAGTCTGTTCTGGAGTAAACCTGAGATATCAGATCCTCCACCTCCTAAGAGAAAGAAGAAGATTAAGAGGGATGTTTGGTTGAATATTTATCCGAATAGCATTTTTGGTCATTTGAATGAAAAAGACGCTAAGATTGGTAGAAATGTTTATTATATAACCACCGTCAAAACAGAAATTGAATATGAACTTTATTGTGCAGATTCTTGGGTTGCTGGGTCAAACAATCTAGAAGAAATTTTGCGATACGCACAAGAATATAGAGAAGAAGGAAAAGTTGAAGTGAGAAAAGTCATAAAAAAATCTGAAATGATATTTCTTGGTAGCAAGTTAAGGAAGGCACAAGAGAAATGAATAATGAACCAGTAGCGTGGAGAACGCATTATCCAAGTGGATGGGAATACAAAGACGGCAATCCACCTTTTGAATTAAAAGTAAATTCACAACTTCTCTACACCCATCCAGCAAAGACACTAACAGATGATGAAATAGAAACTATATATAAAAATTTCTTTGGCTTTAAACCAACAGACAGTTTTGCTGTTCAATTTGCTAGAGCAATACTAAGAAAGGCACAAGAGAATGTTTGATGAATTTTGGGCATTGTATCCACGCAAGATTGCCAAAGCAGTAGCACGCAAGGCATGGTCC